GGCTACACGCCGGAAGATGCCGACTTTCTGGTGTGTGTGGACGTCAACACCTACCGGATGTGGATGATTCCGATGGTGGATGTGGCCGAGCAGCAGCAATTGCACCTCACACCCAAGTGGGACCGTGTGCTGGTGGATGAACTGACTACTGCGGCCCCGCCCTTTGCTTATGTGCGGGTGGCACCATGACGATAACTACTCTTAGCTATGCGGGGTTGGGGTCGAGGTCGTGGTCGGGGTCGAGGTCGAGGATGTGGTCGAGGTCGGGGTTGAGGTCGTGGTCGAGGTCGGGGTCGGGGTTGAGGTCGGGGTTGAGGTCGTGGTCGGAGTCGAGGTCGTGGTCGGGGTTGTATTAACACTCAGGAGGAAAAATGAAACAGATAAATGTGAGCGACGAAACGTATAACAAAATCAAGGATCAGATAATCGACGCACCGGAGGCTTCAATTGAAACATGTTTGGATATGATCGGCCAAAAGTGGTTCCTGCGAACGGTTACGTATCATTGGGTAGGACTTATCATAAGTGTCACGGCCGAGGGTTGGTTTGAGTTGGATAACGCATCATGGGTTGCCGACAGCGGGCGGTTTTCGGACGCAATAAAAAAGGGCACACTTTCCGAGGTTGAGCCAGTAGGAAAGGCGTTTGTGAACAGCGAAACCTGTGTTGATATGATCCAGTGGAAGCACCCCTTGCCGACGGAGCAGAAATGATACTGACGGGGGAAAACCGACCGGCCGGCACCAATGAAATCAACTGGCAGGAGTGTCCGTTCTGCGGAGATGCCAAGTGGCACTTTTATATTTCCGATGTGACGGGCGGCTACCAATGCAAGAAGTGCGGCGCCAAGGGGTATCAGAAGGTGGATTGGCAGCCGGAAGAAATTTTGGGTTTGGGGTTTGATGAGCGTCACCCGGATTTTTCCAAGGTATCCGAGTATGAGTGGCGCGAGATTGAGCTGCCGGCGTGGAATAATTTATCTGACGGCCATTGCCATTATCTTAGAACTTGTCGAGGTTTGAGTAAGGCCGCGATAAAGGATTCGGGGCTGGTCTCCGGTTCTTCGGGTCAGCGTATAATTTTCCCTTTTTACAACAATAAGGGGCAAATCATTTACTGGACGGCTCGCGCTTCGGGGGCGAACGTCAGCCCGAAGTACAAAAATGTGGCCGGCATCAAACACCCGCTCTACGTCCCGGCCCGCAGCTGGCACAACTCCGGCGCCGTGATTGTCGAGGGTCCGATAGATGCAATCAGGGTCGGCATGGCCGGCTACAACGGCATTGCGCTGGGTGGCAAGGTGCTGGCGCGGCATTTGGAAAAGTCTTTGTTGCGCGAGATTGCCGGTGAGTCCTTCGTGGCCGTTATGCTGGACGGGGACGCTGTGCTCGAAGGCAGCGAGATCACTCAATGGTTGCGCGAGAGGACCGGCCTTTCGGTGCGGCAGATTTTGCTGAATGCGGAAGAAGACCCCGGATGTTTGATGCCGCATGAAATACGGGAGAAGTTGCAATGACAGGGTTTCAGTTTACTATAGTTGCAATAGGGGTAGTTGCATGTGTCAGAGGGCTGTATCGTTTGCATAAAGACAATAATGCGGGTGCGGAGAGAGATATGATATTGATGTGGGTGCTTTTTGTAGCCTTGATGGTGTCCGAATGAAAGCCACCTTCGTACTCGGCACACTTGAACGAGATGCCCTGAAAGCCGGACGCCCTCTGACCAAGCAGACTCTCAGCCTGCTGGAAGGCACAGCCGCCACACTGGACCTCGACATCGACGTGCTGGTTGTGGTGGAGGATCCCTTTATGGCCGGCAACAACAAATCCCAGATCTCCATTGATGTGCTCCGCAAGGAGCGGCCCCGCATTCTGGAGGCCGTCCACATTCACAAGCCCGATTTTGTGGTGTGCTTCGGTCCTGTCGCCACGGTGTGCGTGTTCGACCATGGGAACCTCAAGGAAAGCGATCTCATACGAACGCGCCACACGCCGCTTGGCGAAGATGGTCCGCCGGTCTACGTAACCTACGGCATGGAAAACACACGCCGCTCACCGGGCCTGAGACAATGGGTGGAGATGGATATAAAGGCTGCGAGGGACGGACTTGGCGGCACGGAATGGGGTGAGTACACGGTGTTGCTGCCGGGTATGCCGCAATGGGATAAGGCACCTGATTTTTTAAATCAGACCAGAAAATTTCCTTGGGCCATGGCGATGGATCTCGAAACCTATCCGGGTCTCAGCCAGCATGATCATAATGCCCGCATCCGTATGGCGCAAATCTCCGTGCAGGAAGGCCGTGCGTGGGTTATCCAAGCCACCCAAAAATCCGAATTTCCTGATTGGTTCCGGTATTTGCTGGCTGACCCTAACGTTATCAAGGTCGGCAGCAATATTAAGTTCGACGTGAAATGGTTGCGCTATTTTGGCTACGAGGTAAACAATTACGAGGACACCAGCACCCGCGAACACGTACTGGATGGCTCGAACCCACTGACCGATCTAAAGTCCCTTACTCATAAATACTTGGACCGCCTCGGCAACTATGCCAAAGGCCACACTAATCTCAGGAAAAAATATGCTGTGGCGAAGTTTAAAGCAGAAGGTATAAAAACTGAAGGATGGGAATTAGTCGGGGATGACGAGCAGTATGATTATGCCGCCGCTGATGCTGAGGCTTCCATCGCGTCGTGGCAGGGGCAGGTGGAACCACTTGAGGCATTTGCGCGGCCTTGGGAACTGATGCGGCAACTGTACCCCGTGATTGCCGATATGGAATACAGGGGGTTCTGCGTGGACCGGCCCCGCAATCTGCAACTCACTGAATTGCATAATGCGAAACTGATGGCTCTGCGCACGGAAATCACCCGCGACATAGGCCCGATCAACCTCAATTCCTCGCAGCAATTGGCTGTGGAACTGAAGCGTATGATCCCCGACATCAACCTGACCTTGAGAAACTGGAAGGAAGTGATCGGCAATGCCGAAGATGCTGACATTACTACGTGCCGCGAGGTGCTGGCTCGCGAGGCACACAAACACCCTGTGCTGGCACGCATACTCGAATACCGTTCATACTTCAACCGGCACAATACCTTCATCAAAAGCGTTCGGGAAAAGCATCTGGTAGGGCACCATGGCGCGTGGTACCTGCACCCGCACTACCGCACGGATCTGGTGGAGACGTACCGCCTGTCCTCAAGCAATCCGCCGTTAATGAATGTGCCGCGCCCTGACAATGATGATCCGGTTCTGTCAGTCAAGACCCAATTCGTGTCGCGTTTCAAGGGGGGCAAGATTGTGGACTGCGATATGTCGCAGGCCGAGATCCGTATGGTGGCGTGGCTGTCTCAGGATGCCGCGCTTCTGGAAGCCCTGCAATCCGGCGAGGACATCCATACCAGCATGGCGGCCAAAATGCTGCAGAAGCCCACGGATAAAATCTCTGACGACGAGCGCCAACGTTGCAAAACGCAAACCTTTCAGATTCTATACGGAGGGGGCGCCGGTTTGCTGCAGCGTAAGTTGCAGGAGTATGGTATGCGGATCGACAAAAAGCGGGCACATGGTATGATTCGCGAGTATTTCGCCACCTTCGGCGGTGTCGAGCGGTATATCAAGCAGGCCCACGAGGAAGTGGAGCGGGATCTGCAGGTAGACACGGCGTTTGGGTTTCAGCGCAGGTTCTCCGAGCCGGAAGACTGGAAAAAAGGTGATGGCTGGTTGGTACGGCGGCAGGCTTTCAACATGAAGATCCAATGCCCCGCTGTGTGTCTCACATATTGTGCGATGATATGGTTGCATAATGAGCTGCGCGAACGCAAAATGCAATCTATTTTGGTGGCGCACGTACATGACAATATCGTGTTCGACGCACATCCTGATGAAATTGAGGCAGTTATGGAACTTGGCAAATACGGCATGGAAATTGCAGCAGTAGAAAAAGCCAAGGAATTTGATGTTAATTTCGATGTGCCGCTGGTTGCCGATGTCAAGGTCGGTGACTCGTGGGGCAGTGTACAGTAGCTGAAAGGAAAATCTGATGGGTAAGGTAAGGATAAACGTAGACGCTAACATGGAAATGCTGGCAAGCGGGCAAAAATACACCAAGTTGAAGGATGGCGAAACAATCGTGTGGCGGATGGCGCCGCCGATGTACGAGGACGGAGATTACGCGGGCTTCATTTTCTGGCCCGTCTTCAAGCACTTCAGACTCAAAAACCCGGCCGACCCCCAGCGTGGTTATGCGACGGGAGACCTCAAGTGGCACGGTAATGATGAAATAGGCTACGAGGACTACATCATGGAGCTGGCCCAAGTTCTTCTGAAGCATGGCAATGATGCCGAGAAAAAGATTGGTGACACCATCAAAGGCAATCAGCTGAACCATGCTCAGGGTTGGGTGTGCGGCAACAAGGGCAAAGGCAAATGGTCCAAACTCCGGTACCTGCCACTCAGTAAGACTGCGACCGCCGATGTCATGGGGCTGGTAAAGACTCAGGATGATATGGACGAGCCGTGCCTGTCAGATCCCGACGAGGGACAGGCCATGATTCTCACGCGCACCGGCAGTGGCTTCCAAACAAAGTACAATCCGCAGCGCACCGGCAAAATCGAAAAGCTGGATGATATCATACCGGATTGGCGCGATCAGATGCACAAGACCCGCGAGGAATTGATGAGCCAGATGGAGCTGAACATTCATTCCCGCGAGGAACAGAAAAAGATTGCAAAGATCAGTTATCCTGAATTGGATTGGGACAAGCTGGCTGCGGAACATAAACTTTAGGTAACTCTCAGCGAGCCTGTTACGCTGTCTTGGCTGCCAAGGTGCCTATGCGGCCTAAAAGAGAATAGAGCAGGTGGGATCGGTGAAAGGCCGAGTCAAGTGGCGGCTATTGTCAGCCCTGAAACTCAGAGTTGCCTGTAAACATTATCTGGGGGAACCATGCATGTAAATTCAGGTAGTTATCAAATACTAGACAGGATACCGGACTAATGGATCCAACCCAAATCCTATATAAATACATGGCCGCGCAGCACCGGACCAAGGTACTGAGCAAGCCGCACAACACCGAGACATGGCGGTATTCCGAGCGCCCGCCACTCAGATTTCGGGCTTCGGAAGCCGGCAGCTGCCCCCGCCGATTGTTTTATCGACTGGTGGGCTGCGTCCCGACACCGGATCCGCCCGGCCTGCAGCTCGCCCAGATCGTGGGCAATGTGATGCAGGACGTGGTGCGTAATTTGTTGATGGAGGCCGGCATTGAGATGGGCGGGTTGGAGGTTCAGGCCGACAAATCCATTGAGGAAACACTGGACACGATTGTCGAGCGCGATGTGGGCGGCACTGTGATCAAAATATCGTCGCGTGCGGACGGCACGATCACGATTGATGACGCCGTGCATCTGTACGAGTTCAAGACCGTGAAGGGCCGCGCCATATACTGGTTCCAGCAGGAGTGCAACAAGACCGGCCACGACGGGTTGGTGGCGCGGCTGGAAAAGAAGACACCATACTATTGGGATCAGGTACAGCTGACGATGGAGGTGTTCGGCTTGCGGCGCGGGTACTTCCACACGTTTGACAAGGCCGAGTCCGTGCTGGGGTTTGCGCTGCCCGATAAGACGCGCACCGGCATACGCGTGGATTATGATGGCGATTGTGTGGACCGCATTTTGCAGAACTTTGTTGTGGCGCAGAAGGCCGTGCTCGCTGACGAGGCACCGTCTCTGAGGGATTGCCCGCCGGATGGGTCGCTGCCATGTGGGTTCTGCCCGTTCTATTACCAGTGCCATCAAATGTTGATACGTAAAAAAATTGAATATCCTTTGGAGGTAGCATGAGTTCCGATTCCAGATGGATAGGCGTAGACCTTGACGGCACACTGGCAGAGTATGACGGCTGGAAAGGCCACGACCAGATTGGCGATCCGATTCCCCGTATGCTGCGGCGGGTGCGGGCATGGGTGTTGTCAGGCTACAATGTCAGGATCCTCACAACCAGAGGCCGGGACTACAAACATAGAAAGCCGGTGGAGCGTTGGCTTGCGCGGCATGGTTTGCGGGGTTTGAAGGTTACGACATCAAAAGACCACCACATGATTGCGCTGTTTGATGATCGCGCAGTGTCGGTCAAACCGAATACCGGTGAAGTGTACACTTTGAATGAGAGTCTGAGGAACCTTACAATATGAGCTACAGTAAAGACGTAATGCGTTTGTTGGAGAAGCGGTATTTGCAGCCGGGTGAAACGCCTGAGGATATGTTCTGGCGGGTGGCCACAAACCTAGCATCAGCAGAGAAAACTGACGCAGAACAGGCGTATTGGGCTGATAAGTTCATGGAACTGATGTGCTCGCACAAGTTCCTGCCCAATTCACCTACCCTCATGAACGCCGGCACACCAATCCAGCAACTGAGTGCCTGCTTCGTGCTGCCTGTTGACGACTCCATTGCCGGCATATTTGAAACGGTGAAAAACACAGCACTAATACACCAATCAGGCGGTGGCACAGGCTTCAGCTTCTCTGCTTTGCGGCCGGCTGGAAGCGCCGTAAAGTCTACTACCGGCACAGCCAGCGGCCCGGTTAGTTTCATCAAAGTTTTTGACGCCGCCACGGAAAGCATCAAGCAAGGAGGTCGTCGTCGTGGAGCCAACATGGCGATGCTGCGTGTGGATCATCCGGATATACTTGATTTTATCAACACAAAGCGTGACTTTTCTCAACTGAATAATTTTAATCTGTCAGCAGCTGTTACAGATAAATTTATGGAAGCAGTTAAAAACAACGGAACTTATGGCTTCAGAGGTTACACGCCTAATAACGGGCGCCAAGCAACTACTGCTTATACTCGTGATGTATGGGATAAATTGGTTGAATCCGCTCATGCTACAGGCGAACCCGGCATAGTTTTTATTGACGCCATGAACCGCCACAATCCCACGCCGAATCTGGGGAACTTTGAGGCCACGAATCCATGCGGGGAGCAACCGTTGCTGCCGTATGAGTCATGTGTGCTGGGGTCCATCAATCTGGTGGAGTTCTGGGAGGATTCCTGCACCGGCATAGATTATTTAGGATTAGAAAAATGTGTGGAAACTGCAGTAAGGTTTTTGGACAATGCTATAGATATGAATAAATACCCATTGCCCGAAATCGAAGAGGCCACCAAACTGACACGCAAGATCGGCCTCGGCGTCATGGGGTTTGCGGATTTGCTGCTGAAGATGGGTATACCTTACGATTCTCTGGATGCTGTGGACGTGGCGCACGAGGTCATGGGTTTTATCGGCAAAGGAGCCATAATAGCATCTGATGAGCTGGCAAAGGAACGTGGTCCTTACCCCGCTTATGTAGCTGATAAATTGCACCCGCCTATCCGCAATGCGACCCGCACCACCATCGCACCGACCGGCACCATTGCGCTGATAGCCGGCGTGTCGAGCGGCATCGAACCGATTTACGCGGCCTCGCACACCCGCATCATGGACGACGGCCGCACCGAAGTGCAGGAGCATCCCTTCAAAGATGCCGGCCACTTCAGGACCGCGCATGATATCGCGCCCAAATGGCACGTACAAATGCAGGCCGCCTTTCAAAAGTTTACCAACAACGCCGTATCCAAAACCATCAATTTGCCGGAGTCGGCAAGCGTACAAGATGTCGAAGACGCCTTTATGCTGGCCCACGAGCTGGGCTGCAAAGGCATCACTGTTTATCGTGACGGCAGCCGGGAGGGTCAGATCCTCCAAACTTCAGATCATACTGACGGAAAAACTACAAATATCGCAGATATCTGTCCGGATGATCCGCATCCCGCCACACGCCCCGATTCCGTCCACGGCACAACCCGCAAAATCCTGACCGGCTGCGGCAATCTCTATGTCACGATCAATGAGCGCGATGGTGCGCCCTTCGAATTGTTTGCGCGGATCGGCAAGGCCGGCGGTTGCGCCGCCTCGCAAACTGAGGCGATAGGGCGACTTGTCAGCTTGGCGCTGCGTAAGGGTGTGGCGCCCTATGACATACAGCAACAATTGACCGGAGTCAGGTGCAGCTCTCCGGCCAAGGGAGTGTGCTCGTGCGCTGATGGAGTGGCGTTGGCGCTGGATAGTTTATCTAAAAAGACTGTGTTTGAGAATGGCAACAGCATAATATGGACGCCAATGCATAAAGATGATGCTGAAAAATTTACAGGATTAAATCAAAAATGGGTAGTGACTGACGCTGACCGCCAAATCGGTGTCTGCACCGAATGCAGCTCGAACCTGATCTTTCAGGAAGGCTGCGCGGTGTGCCGGGCGTGCGGGTACTCGCGATGTTAAAGGAGTATGAGCACGTAGCATGGGGTTGCCGCATATGCAACAAAATAGATTGGGTGGGAGCCGAAAAGTGCTCGGCTAAACCAGAACATGTGCCACACAGAGGATATGACATCGGATCATGTGAGGGTGAAATGCTTAAACTGTACATACGCACAGGCGGGACTCGCGATGCTGAAAGATTGCCCCAAATGTAAGGGAGCCAGACACTGGGAGCTGGCTTCTCATTTATGGTGCCAGACATGTAAAGATAAATGGTATTGGGATGGTTTAGGTAAAGATATAGGAGATATACTGATGCGCGAATTCGAAACCGGCGCCACACGAGATGATGACGCCGACAAGCTGGATTATGAGGGGTTTTTGTCGCCTCCGGTCCTCAGAAGGTATGCCGAGTACATGCACAAGCACAGAACCCAAGCCGACGGAACTTTGCGAACGTCGGATAATTGGCAGAAGGGTATGCCATTGGGTGTGTATATAAAGAGTGGGTGGCGACATTTCTGGGATTGGTGGTTTATGCACCGGACAGCTTACAGATCTAAAACTAATAAGGATTTACTTGAAGAAGCAATATGCGGGTTATTGTTTAATCTAATGGGATACCTGCATGTGTTGCTGAAAAAAGTTTCTTATGCTGATCTGGAAACCTATGAAGCAGATGGCCGCATAAACAAAGGCGATCCTGTTGTACTGACACCTGAAGGTAAGGCGAAATCCGCACGTGATGCTTTTGAGGACCGCAAAATTGCTGAGCAGCAGGCACAGGAAAATACAGACACAACACCTAAACCTGATTTTGATAAATATAGATGTTGTGGGTACTCAGCGTATAGAGAGGACGATTAGTGAATTACAAATGGCACTACAACCCGGCAACGGAATTTGGCGAAATCGTATGGCTTGATGGTGTGAGCGCGGTGTTTGAGGGCTACAGGGCCAAGACTTTTGATGCGCTGTCCGAGGAAGAAAAGGCGGCTTTCTCCAAGGGTGAGTATGACGCCGAGGTTGAGCGTCGTATGCGGGCGCGGCAGAATCGAGGGCGTTAGTGTTAGAAGCCTCGGTATTCCGCGCATTGCTGACTTATTCGGGTTGGACCACCTACCATGTGCTGGTCGAAAGCGGCTTGTGGAACAAGTCCCTCTTTCGCGACATGTACGAGTTTCTGCGCGGCATGCATACCGGCACCAAACAGGACTTCACCATCGACGAGGTGCGGGCGTACATCTACAGTGTGGTGCAGCTGGAGGAAAAGGCCGACGAGTATTCCGTGCTGCTACAGGAACTGGAAGAGGCTCCGGAGCTGTCCGGCACCGCTCTCCGCCAATGCGTGAACCAATTCGCCAGCCGCGAAAAAGCCGTAGAGGCCGCCAAATATATCTGGACCAACCAGTACGAACCGGACTTTGACCCCGCCGAAGCAGCCGGCCTCATTCAGGACTCACTCAAACTACATTCCAATATCAAGGTGCCGCCGACTGAAAATTACTTAACCTCACCACTGCCGGACCTGAAAAGGGATCGCCCTAATTTAAACCCGCTGCGCCTCTCTGATCGTTTGGATCGCGCCATCGGAGGGGGTGTTGCGGCGGGTGAGTTGTTGATTTTTCTGGCGGCGGCAAAGAAGGGCAAGACTTCGGTGCTGTCACTGGTGGGGGTGCGGGCCGCTTTGGCCGGCCGAAAGGTGCTGCACGTCACGCTGGAAGTCAGCAAGGAAATGCTGGGGCGCCGGTATGATTCCGCTTTGACGGGCCTGAACTACAAGGGGCTGGTGTCAGCGCCCGGTGTTGTGGCGGCGGCCCGAAAGCGTATCGAAGCAGCGGGTGGCATTGTACATATCACGGACTGGCAGTACGAGGAACATTCGCCATCGGACCTTTTTCAGGTTGTGGAGGATGCCGGCGACGTGGATCTGTTGATTATGGATTACTTGGGGCTGATGATCCCCGACCGCACCAAGGCTGCAGCGAGGCGCGAGCAGCGGCACCTTTTCAGTAAGCTGGGTAAGGATATGCGGGGCGTGGCCAAGCAGCTGAATTTGCCCGTGGTGACGGCGTGGCAGATCAATCGAATGGGCGCCAATGAGGACAAGGTGAAGGAAGAACACGCAGCTGAGTCGTGGGATATCGTGGGGCATGCGGATGTGCTGGCTGGCATCGTGCGCTCGAAGGCTGAAATCAAGAACAAGAAGATGCGGATCCACACAGTGCTGTCGCGCTACAGCGAGCAATCGGCAATGGTGGATTTTCATGCAGATCTGGAACGCAACCAATTGACGGAGGTAATGCGTCATGGCTAAGAAATTCTACATAGGCATAGACCCCGGCTTCACGGAGACCGGCATCGTGATCAGGCAGGGCCGCAAACTACGACACGCCGTGCTGACGTGCAAACCCAACGGCTCATCCTTTCACCGCACGATGGCGCTGTCAGCTGAAATACTGGATGAAATCATGACCCTGCTGGACGAAATGAAGGCCAACACCGCCATGGATGAAGTCCACATAGGACTGGAAATGCCGATCTGGCACAAAAAGAAATCCAACCCGCGCAGTTTCGAGCTGCAATGGCGGCTGGTGCAGCAGATTGAATCGGATATATCAATTGAAGCGGTGGCGTATAACACGATTACCGAGGTGTTGCCCACCCAAAGCAAGGTACTCGCCACCAAAGACGGCGGCGCAGACAAGCTAAAGGTGGCTGAAGCCTCACCCTTTCTACGTGAGAATTTCGCCAAGGACTCGCATTGGTATACGGTGGGTGACGCATGGGCACACAGCCTCGCAACCCCCGGCAAGGGCATGCACACCATAGACTTGGCAAGTGACGATTACCCGGAGGTTAAACATGAAGTATGACAAAAAGAGCGTGCTGGAATTTTCCAAATGGCTGCACGAAAACGGCATCACGGTTTACGGTGAGCGCATTGCCGTGCTGCGTGACAAAGAAGCGACTATGTATGGTACGGGCCTTCTGCATAAGCCTGACTCCCACACACGACCGGCCTCCAAGGGCACGGTGCTGATGCTGGGGCTGGGCATCAATGAGGCTTCTTCCGAGTGCCGCGTGCCGGGGTTGGAAGTTGGAGAGCGTGTGGTGTTCAACATCTACAATACTCTGCAGCTGTCAATGCCGACCGAAGATGGCGAAACGGTGGCGGTGGACTTTTTTCATGCCGCTGACATTTATGTGGGTTATCCAGCTGATAACCTGAACATCAGTATCCCCGATATAGAGAAGCAGGTGTAGTATGTGTTGGCAAAATTTACTGGGGTACATTTTAATTGCATTGGGGTATGTAGCCCTTAATACATTATGGGTAAGAGACCATGGCTGGAAAAGTTTGTGGATTCTGTGGATTATGTTAACAGTAGCGGTAATTATTGTAAGCAGTATTTTGTATTTAGTAAATTACGTATGTTAAAAAGCAGGTGTAGTATGAAAGTATTTTTGTGGGCGGCGTTTATGGCTGTTTGTTGGAGTGTGTGGGCGCTGCTATTCAGGTGGGCATGGTGTGCGGGCCTGACAATGTGCAGTGCTCCGGTTGTTGTAATCGCTGGTTTGATTATTGGCGGGATCGGATGTTTTGCAGTAATGATGCGGGCTATAAGTGCTGCAACGGACGCCGAGTTATAAAAAAGCCCGCAGACCGAAGCCTGCGAGCACTTGCTGTTTTCCCGGCTCGGCTTAGCAGCATTGCCTTCAAAAGTTGGCACGTTATCTACGTCTCAGCCACCACAAAAGGTCGATCAACCCGGTTCGCACTTGGGATCACCCCCTATTCAGCTGTTTCTGCATTTACCCCCAAATACAGGCCCAGCACAAGCCACAGCATCGGGTGTTTGACGGCTCGTTCGAACCAGTTGTCCTGCTGCTTGAGCAAGGCGTCATAACGTTGCTGAAGTATGTGCTCTCGTTCGACGGCCCACGAACTATCCAGAGCCGCCAGCTTGCGGATCTCCCACAAGTCTATACGCTGAGTGTCAATCAGCACTAACAAACTACCTGCCTCGGCAGGCGTAAACCAAACCATCGTGTCTGCCGGCGCCGTCACCAGTGAATCAGTCACGGATACGGTCAAGGAGTCGCTCACGGACGGGTCTGGTTGTGCCATCTTTGCCGGCGCCCATAATGTCAGTATGGTCACGACGACTCCGAGCTTCAGCAGAGATCGCCATCCGTTCCGCTTCATATAGTTTACGTTTTGCCCGCCTTGCTTCATCCGAATACTCCTTTGGTTCCTTCAAAAATTTAACCGCTATCAACACTATCGCCGCCAACGCGGCTCCTATTTTTACCAGCCAGCTTTTCATTGATTGTCCTCGCTATCGCTACACCGGCATTACTGCCCAAGTAGGTGGCTCCTATCACCATCAGCACATCAGCTTGGTATTGGTTGAGGTCGCACACAACCGCCAGCACACTGATAAATACCAGAGCTATGAGTTTGCGGTACCCGTGCATTATTTGCCTTTCTTGAATTTTTTCAGCATTCGATCCGTTGCGGGCATGTTTTTGGGTGTCATTTTCCTGAGCACCAGTGCTTTGGTGGAGTAAGCAGTGGGCGATTTGCCGGTACGCACGCCCCATGAGTCTTTCTCAAATGCCCGAAGTTTACTGTTTCTGGCACGCAACACATCGTTCACACGCGCAGCACGCTTCAAACCCGGCTTTACTGTTGGGTGAAAAATTATGCCGCCGGATGTTACTTTCGGAATCTTGGTTTTGTTTTTGCTGCCCGGTGACATACGCTGTTTCATCTTACCCATTATTTATACCCTTCCAACATCGGTTTCAAGTCCACGCCCATAGCCTCTAGAAACGTTTTGACCCGCACTTCAGCTGCCACGATTTCCACATCGTCGTCGATCTGAGGGAATGCCTGATGCAGCATTTCGTGCAACAACGTTTTGATTTCGATGTCCTGCGTGCGGACGCGGTAGGCTATGCGGCCCTCGTCCGGGGAGATGTTTCCTACATGGCCTTCCTTTATAAAGCGGGTGCTCTGGTCGTTCTTCTCGCGGATTACGTCCCATGATTGGCCCTCCCAGTAGATTGTGCGTTTCATTCTGCCCTCCAAAAGCGCAGCTATTTCGGGTCAAATTCCACATGGATGTGTTGATGGGGGGTGCCCAACCCCTCAAGTACCACGTCATAATCGTCACCCAATGCGAGCGACAAGCGCCTCGCAACCGTATGTTTTGAATCTTCCGTTGGCAGATTTCGCGTTCGCAGGTCCATAGCCTTGCCGACATAGTGCAGAGAATTTTTCATATGGGTGCCGTACCGCACACTGGTGACGATACACTCCAACCCGTAATCATGGTAGATGCCGTCTGCCACAAGGGCCGCCAGCACGATCTGCGGGCACATCTCTGAAACACGCACGCCCGGTTTCAATCGCAACATCAGAACCATCCCTTCAATTTCATGCCAACCAGCACACCTACCGTTGTAAAAAACCCGCTGAATGATCCCCAGAATCCGGCCTTCACTTTATGGACACGCATCTCCGTAATGGCGTCCCCCACCGTTTCAGATAAATGCAGCACATTGCCGCGAATCTCCCGCACATCCTTGCTTAATTCCTTCTCGAAGTCCGTCATTCCGTTCAAATTACTCGCCTTCCCATGGTGCGATTCCGTACTCACGCCAAACTTTAAATATTAAATCCTTTTTATGGGGGGGTGTGTCCTTCAACTGCCGCAGAAACTGGGACATCTGGCTGGCTTCCATCTTGGATTCCAGCATCGAGGTATTGGGACTCAACCTTATGAAAGCCTCCTTGTCTAACTTTTTCAGTACGTCGTTCAGCTTTCCTTCATCCCCACTCATGGCAGCTTCGTACAACTCATCAATAAAGCGTTTGGCGTTATACTCCAGACGCGCATTTTCACGTCTTGCAGCCGCCAAAGCACGCTTACCCAGAGTCTCGCGCATATTGGGCAGCATAGTTATGGTGGCCGGCAATTCAGAGCCAATGCGCGGCACACTTTCACGTTCGGGCCGGAGGGATCGGGCCACACTCTGGAGGTCAGCCTGACCCGGATCCGGCAGGGTCTCAGCAAAATCCATGCTGTAGACCTTGTTACCCCCGGCCCGTTGCACTTCACCGGTCTTCAGTCGATGGCCGGCTTTGCTGGCGGATTCAAATGCCGTCATGAACGGCACCAAACCCTTGAATGAATCAATAACCCGACGCGTGGTGCGCTCGACCTCTTCAGGGTCGCGCTCGTTGTGGGCCTGCAGCATGTCACTGAGATTAAACAATGCGTCCGTAAAGGGTGACCTGAGATTTTCAATTTCCTCAAATGCGTAGCCGGCGCCCGTGTAGCGCGTGGCATCTATGCCGAAGTGGTGGGCCGCCTGATCAACCAACCAGCCTGACACCGCCATGTATTCACCGATGCGGCCCAAGCCCTCAACACCACCACGTCCGAAGTTATGTAGCAGCTCGTCAGTCTGCTTCCAACCAAAGCTCATGAACTGTGTGCCACCGGATGCTATACCCTGACCGGTGCGTGACAAATAAGGGTTACGGTTGGCGGGACCGAACATATGGCAGGATTCCTCACACGACCGCAATGATTGGTACATGATGTTGCGGGCGTATCCGGCTTCCACGGCCTCACGCCACGTCGCAAACCCGAACTTGGTCATATACATATCACGCGCCGCCTCAAAGGTCATGCCGCGAATCAAACGTTCGGCGCCGGCATTGGTTGTCACGAATCCTGACGGCACGACTTCGGTGGCAATGCGGCTGACCTTGCGCCACGACGGACTCTCAAAAATATCCTGAAAGGCTTGGTACGTGCCGGCCTGCTTGGTAAGCTGCTGGCCCTCGCGGGTGGCGTAACTGAACAGGCTCTTGGCCGTCCGCCATGCGCCGTACCGCATGGCTGTCGTGGGAAGTGCTGTCGCAATCTGCATGAATGCGTAGCGCGGATTGCCGGTCAGAATGCCGGTATACAGCATCGTGGTGATGCCCATCAAACCACGGTCGATCGCATTGGGGGCTACTTTTTGTAAGGATAAAAAGTTATCTACACTCTTGCCAACCAAGGTGGGTTTGCCGCGCAGCGCATTAACATAATTAACACCGTAATCCGTTATGGCCTTGACACCCTTTTCCTTACCCAACCGCTTACAGGTATCGACAATGTGATTGTACGAGGGTTCCAGTATCAGCTTTTTGTGCATGGAACGGCCGTACAACTCCAGCGCCATCAGCGCATCCGGCTCGAAGTTTTTGTGGCCGGTACGCTTTTCAAGATGCGAGGCAAATATACGTTGAGCATGAGGTATACCATCGTACTCGGGCGGTCTCGCGCCATCGGCAAAATCATCGGCAGTGTAAAAGTGCTTGATATATCCGCTGATGTAGCGGTCGGCATCCCGTATTCCCTGCATATCAGCTGCCGTGTCAAGCTGCTTGCGGATGTTGTCATGCAGTTTCATAATCTTGGGGCCGGCTGCCTTGGAAGCCGCTTCGTATTCCGGTGTGCCGACTCTGGTATCCAGCACATCAAACAATTTACGGTTGGCGGCTTTGTTGATTTTGTATGGCGCCCAGTGTTTGAGCGGGTTGTACTTTTTACGTGAAACTATGACGCCGGCTTCCTCGGACCCACGCAGAATTTCATCTATCCAAGCAGTGGTGGATTGATGATATCTCAGACGGTCTCCCCGTATCTTGTCCCACATACCCGGCTCCACGGAATCAAAGAAACGCTGCGGCTCCCTGAGTGTGTTAAGTCGTGTACCTGTTCCTCCCAACACCCCCCGAAGCATTTTATCATCTACAATGCCCATGCCATGGTAGCGAACAGCACCCGGATAGATTGACCGCAACACATGATCCCCGGCCTCACCAAGCCAGCGATTCAGACGTTCGGGTGTGGACATCACACTGGGTTGTTCCGGAGGCGCCCAAATATCATCAAACTGCACGTTTCGCTCTTCAATAGGCAGATTATTCTTTTGCGCCCTGCGATTCAACTCCAAAGCACGCTCGTATTGTTTGACGGCCTTTTTGTTTTTCATCTGGTGCGCGGTGGTAATGTTGCGCTTAATCAAATCCTCTTCGATCACCAGTAACCTCTGAGGCCGCACACTCAATGCATCCGGTCGATTAGGTTCCGGCAGGCTGTTGTAGGACTTCAGCATATTACGTTCGGCCTTGGTCATATCCGCCACCAAGTCCGGGTTCTTCCACGGCAACGGGCTGATAGGGCCGTTGACCGGTGTGGTGTAGTACTCAGGCGAGAACGGCGTCAGCGTCACATCGTCAATGCCGGCGCCCTTTACAATCATATTCAGGCCATCCCCAACCTGTTCGGCTGTAGATACACCTTGGACTGTACGCTGCTGCAGAGCCTCACCACTTGCATTGTTCCACTGAGCGATATCATCAGGCCCGTCGTACAACGCTCTGACACGCATCTCGTGCAGCTCCTGCCGCAATGTGCTGGAGAAGCCACCTGTCTTGGGAGGCGCCAGTGCGAGCGGCGAACGACGCGGGGTACGCAACACCATCTCGTCCGGTGTGGGGTCTGAAAAAGTATTGTGCAAACGGATACGTTCATTGTTGTAGTGGCGTCTGGCCTGTAGTGTGCGGGCGTCCGTGTCCTGCCGCACCATTCGTCTGCCGGTCATGCTGAGGTTGTCTGCTATTTCCTTGTTGCGGGCCGCATTCTGCAAATCATAATGGCGTTTTGCAGCTTGTGTTGCGTCCACCACATCGTCCATGCGCTTTGTGCCGGAGGCAGCTTTGGAGGTGATGTCGGCAATCTTTTTAGACCACGCCGGCACATTATTTGCAGCCGACCGCAGCATTGTGGGGGTGCGGCCTACAAGCGTACCCGCTATCAATAACGGATCTCCCACCACATCAACAGCAGCATCCAAAGTTGCCAGCGCCAACATCAAACCTTGACCTACGGCTCCACCCTCACGTTCCATATCTCTGTAAAAAGTATCCAGCACCTCCTCGCCATTAGGTATGGCGGCCTCAACTCCGGCCAACGGACTCAGCCACTCACTGCGGCCCTGCACCAATGCCGGAATCTGGCCGTATACGTAATCGGTCCGGTCCTGCCCGCTTTCCTGAAGCTCAGCGCCCTTGGCATCCAAGACTCCCGCCGTGGCATAGTTGCCGTGAACCTTGGCTGCGGTCCCGGCTGCCCCCAACGCCTTGCCACCCAAGTACTCTGCCGTGCCCATGGCTCTCTGGCCCAGCAACCACAATCCGGCTGTCAAACCCGAGGAAAAGGACTTGACTTCACCATCGTGTTTGATGGGAGTGGTTGGAAACAGCTTGTTCTCGTACTCGGCCATTTCCTTTTCCGACATGCCGCCTGTCCATCTGGTGATGTCTTTAATGCCGGGTATGCGCAATTCCTTGTCTCCCGGCAGCTTCACAAGTGGCAGCCCAACCCATCTGAGGTAGTTGGATGTTTTAGCAGCTATATCCAGTAGCGCGAGGCCCAAGTTAAAGTCCACGGAGCCGTGTGTGTACGCGTTGGCCGCACCTCTGGCCAAGCTCTCTCTGAACATTTTCCAGCCTTCATGTGCGTCCGCCAATCCATCCACCACATCAGTGCTCATGGCCTGTGTGACCGTGAACAAAGCATCCAATGTGTTAAGGTCTGGCTTCATCCCGGCTTTTTCGGCGCGACCGAACAATTTGTACGATTCGGTTTTGGCCACCAACTCATCGGGATGTGTGCCTTTGCCGGCCGCATCCCCGACCTCGGCATCCCACAATAGCGGCGTTATGGCCGGGATATCGACATCCTTCACCATCAATGCGTCAAGCTCCTGCTCAGTCACGTCGCCCGTATCGCGTGTCAATTGGCGCAGATCCGACGTGTCGGCCGGGAATTGGGCGAACTTGATAAACGGCGGCAACTCGGCTTTTGGAAGACCGGCCAATGAATCGGGCTTGGCTTTGGCGGTTTTCTGCAGAAACGTATTCAGCCATGTGCTGGAGCTGTCTGCGGCTGGGGCCGTGCTTTTCAAGAACTTTGACAGGTTGCTTGTAGGCTCACTCATTATTCACCTATCTGCTGCTGTATGAGCGCATTGGTGTATATCATAACCTGTTTGTCAAATTCAGCGGCATCAATTTCACCGTTTGGTGAAATAACACCGGGTTCTAAAAGTATGAAAGCATACATCTCTTTGTCTCGATTGCCCATCCCGTACTTGTTGAGTTTGTCCCTTATAATTTTTAGGCGCTCCACACGTTGGGCCACAATGGCTTCCTTGGCTTCCTTCTTGCGGCTCTCCAGACGACTGACGGTTGTTTTTACTAGGTCCAGTTCTCGTTCTTCGGGGGATTTGTTTAATGCTTCGCTCAAACCCCTAGCCTCCAATATTGAAGCCGTCAGTGCATCTTCCCCACGAGCCTTACCCATCTCTCTGAAAAACGAACCGGTATCCGTAATGTGTGCGCCCAAATATTTGATGGTAGCTTTGGCCGTACCTTGGTCCGTGCCTAATGCCGCCGTTGCCAAAGCCCGTGTGAAGTCGGGTTCGGTTGGGTTTTCCTCGCGTATTTTCAGGACTTCCTGTGGATTTTCTTTAACATAAGTGTTCATTGCCAATAGACCTTTGACTGTTAAATCACTTATTTCCATGCCATCCGGCAAAGCCTTCTTCTTCACACCCTGTATCCACACATTCGGATCATACATACCACGCTCACTGTTAAGGGCAATGCCCATAACATGAGGAAAATTCTCAAATGCACGTTCGGCCGCACCGACGAGTGTGGCGTCCAGTTTTTGCGGGTCCGTTGTTGAAGCGATGACATTAACCAATTCTTCCGGAGCCTCGTACCCATCGGAAAGCTCAAACAAATGATTAAGCAGCATCTTACGTTTTTCTACATCCCTGCTATTCTCCAGCGTGTATACAATCAGCTCAATCGCGTTTGCTCTCGACTCACTGACACGTTGCATTTTGTGGCGCGTGCTGGGGTCAATCTCTATGGGAAACCCCGTCATGGCTGCACCCAACTCCTTGGGTGTGACAGTGAGGTTGCCTTCAGCATCCATAAATGCGCTGGGATCAGTTTGGTACGCCGTAGTCATACGTTGCTGCGCTTTTTCAAAACGGTCGTACTCGGAATCCTGTTCCTTTTTGAGCGCACCAATCATCTCGTCGCGCTCCATGTCTTCCTCCCCCGGAGATCCCAAGAGATCGTTCAAACCAGTAAGCCCGAACATTGCAGCCGGCAATGCTCCCCCGGTCGCTGCTCCACCCGCTGCCATCAACAGAGTTTCCAGTCCGCCGGAAGACAGCAGCTTACTGAGTATGCCCTGATCTTCCTGACCCTGCATTGCTTCGATTTGCCGTCCCAATTCCGCCGCACGCTTGGCGGACCCCTGCCCGGTGGCAACCAATTCCTGCACACTGGGCATCTGCACCGGCCCCAACGAACTGCTCATGGCATTGGTGGAGATACCGTAATCACTTAAATTTTTAGGCATAACTTACTCTCTGTTAATTTCATTGTTGCATGGTACGTGTATAGTTCGCACCATACGTATCAGAGGATCCCTCACTGGATGTAGTGGGTTGAGCCAGACGCGTCTGCAGCAGATTCTGCATGGCCGGTACCGATCCCATTATACGGTCAAACAATGCCTGATTGGCTGACAGCTGCATTTGCCCGCGCTGAAAGGGCAGCTGCATCAATGCCTGCCCACCCTGTTGCTGGGCCTGCAATACGGATTGTCCGATCTGATTTTGTGTGCCGAGCTGATTAAGCAGCGTGCCCAGCACTTCGGCGCTGGACCCGGACATGCCGCGCCCGGTCAATTGCTCGCGACCCTGAGCCGCCATTTGCGAACCCAGACCGGCCAACTGAGACTCTGCCATCTGCCGTGCTCCGCCTATGGATTGGCGCACCAATTCCAGATCCTGTTGCGAGGGTCCGCCCATCTGCCCCTGAGCCATACCGCTGAGGTCACCCAATTGCCCCATGCCGCCCTGCATCATCTGGATCAGCGCCTGTATTATGGACTGTTCCTGCCCACCCATACCGGGCAGACGTGTGGTGCTGGTGCCGGTTTGGTTCGTTTTTCCATAATCCATCCCTATTGTGCTGGGCATTATACGCCTCCTAAAATTTCCACTGTGACTCCGCGCAATTTCACTTCTCCAGTTCCGCCTGATGCAACTACCTCGAAAGTTACATCTACATCAGCGGTCCAGTCAATAGTTACATCATTTTTATCAGCATGTGCTCTTGTGCTGCCAGCAGTCCATACCCACCAATAAGGTACATATGTGCTGTCAGCTCCTGATAATGCCACAATATGGCAATTCCATTCTATCCACATACCTACACTGGCGCTGAAATCATTAGTTGTACCTATACTAACAGCTTCAAGGTTGCTTCGAACCGAAATTGTATCTCCTGCAGCATCACTGGAAAAGAAAGCACGTATACGAACCATATCACCTATTTTAACTGTATTAGCAGGTATAGTAAGAGCGTACCCTAGATCTCCTGTAGCCCCATTAGCTTTTGTGTATGCCGTAGAATTTGTAGACATGAATGGGCCAACATGTTTCATACCCGACGTAAAATCATCGCCAGTGGAATTGAGGATCTGTCCGGTGCCGATCACGAGATTTGTACTCGTAAGCTGATCTATGCCGTCGTCCGTAGTGCCCTCGATAAAGTACCCGTCGATCAACCCGCCCTCAGTTAATACCGTAATGCCATCCCCGGCAGCATCATGTATACTGCAGCCGGTACAGGATGTGTCTTTCAGCAATTTAGCTGTCTCTCCCAAACGCAGCCCGTCTGATCCGGCGCTGTACACCTGACAATTACGCACCGCATTACGGCTCCATTTATCGTCAGCCGCCGCGCCCGAACCCAGAATGGATATGCCGTGTGTGGTCGGATTGTCTACACGCGTATTTGAAAATTCCAAGTACTGAATGTAGGCACTGGAGCTTGCAGGCTCCGCCAGAAATGCCGTGGCGCCGCAATCCTCCGAATGGTTATTGTGAAATTTTCCACCAACCAGATTATCAATCAGAATGTCTTCCGCACCGCCGTTATAGAATGTGCAGTCAGATACTTCGGCGTCTGTAGAGTAATCCCCTGCTCCCCCGCTGCCGGTTGTGATATGTATGGCCTTGCCGGCACCCATATTCTTGAAGTACACATCCCTGACCTTGAAGCGTTGCATGCCGCGTGCGCTTATGCCTGTTACGGCCTTACTGGCGCCATCAAAAGTCAGATTCCTGAAAACTATATCCGTCAATCCGGTATTGGCGGTCTGAAATCCGAAGCTGGAAACCGATGCACCCAACTGCAAAACGGAACTGGACCCGGCACCGAATATAGTTATGTTGCTGGCCTCAACCGTGACATCTTCAACTTCAACGGTAGTATCCGGGGGTATGAACACAGCCCCGCCGCCGGCACTTTCCGCAGCATCAATAGCTGCCTGCAAACTGTCATATTCATCGGCGTTATGCACCCCCCACAGCGTGCGCAGATTCTCCAGTGTGTACAAACCATCAAAATCAATATGCCCCTGACACAGTAACGGCCAGCCAATGTCGCCGGATTGCGCACTGAACCCCTGAAGGGCCGCTATGATCTGCTGAATCTCGGCAGCTGTCCATACCTGTTTCGCTACGGGATCAGGTAAGTTTAAAAACCCCATTAGTCATCACTTTCAAATTTCAGCACTTCCATGTCAACTTCATACCCTTGCGGTACGAAATCTTCTCCGGTGCCGGATTGTTTAATATTGATTGTCAATGTACGCCCCTGCACATCCAAGGGCATCTCGATTACAGCCATTTCACCGCCTGAAAAAAGAATACCATCGGGGTCCACATCCAATCTGAAGTCTTTATCCAGCGTGTGAATTCCCTGTGGATTTTGTGAACGTGCCTGTCCGCCTCTGACGTACTTGTCAGCATCCGTCCACCAAGTGGGAGTAAAGTTCCACTCACCACGAGGCAGAATGTACAAACGCAACTTAGACCATTTCTTATCGTAACTGGAGTATAGCGGGTTGATGGAACGCCCGTCCAGAGCCGGTGTTTCAATTTCCATTTCATAGCCGGTAGTGCGGAAATCACGCTTGGAGAAGGGATTGAAATAAGCAACCTGACCCGAAGCATTGCCCACCAGAATCTTTTCAGTTACCGGTGAAGCCAGTTCAACCACAGCCATCGCACTGGCATTTACTTCCCATTGACCCAGAAATCTCTTTGTGTTAGTGTTATACACAAACAAGCTCTCGGCCCCATCATCAGCTACCAACGGCACAGCCAGAATAACCACGGCCTCACGCGCACTATATACCAACTTCATCTGATTAAAAAAGGTCTGGTTGATTGTGTATGTGGTGCTGTCCGTCACATTCCACAGCGACTGAATTGGTGCGCTGGGAAACTCAGCCTGCAAATCCCCGAACTTCTCGGTGGCACTTATGGCTGCAATACCCAATGCTCCAGCCGCCCAAATGTCATTACCTACCTGCTTCATTGTTTGTGCATTGCTGGCGCCTGTCCCGGCTTTAAGAGCCTTCAAGCTATATGAATAGACACCCTGACCGCTGAGATACCAGAACCCCTTCTCGCCGGCAATCACAGCCAACCCGTGAAAGTCTCCCACAACATCCTTGACGGCCACACCCCATGACTCTATTTCAATGTAAGCAGCATCCAACAGCACATCAAACTCATCTTCAGTATTTGTCGGGCTTGGCGAAAACCACACATTCGGCAAACGATCCCCGCTGATATATAACCTTCGCGGGTTAGCGGGATCGCCCCAAGCCAGCAAACGTTTCTGGTGCTCACGTGCGTAAGTAGCCTTGGGTGCATCACCCAGTTTCTCCGGATAGGTGCGGCCATCCCATTGCCACATTGTGGAGGCACCGCCACCATTACTATCAACCCACACAATTGTGTCACGATACTGGCAGAAATGCAGATTGGCATACTCTTTGGCAAGAATCGGCCGGAACTGGCCCTGCAAATCCATATCATGATATACGTAGCTTCCGGCCGCCATCATTACAGCACGACGTGTGGCACTGGAGGATGTCATATACCTGTAACTTTCAAGGTCGCTAATTTCCTGCACCTTGAACGGGTACTCGATGGAGTCGATGTACATTGGTGCGGCTATTTTTGTGGAGTACTGAGTTTGCGAGCCTTCCGTGCCCTCAACCTCCCATTCAAACTCAAACGCTACATTTGATACTGCAGCCTCAAAAGTAGCATCCTTGATATCAGAAGTACGTATTGTGTCGGCCAGTGTTTCGTTAACATAAACCAAAGTGTCGCCGGTCGCATCGCACTGTATCTCCAAGGTCTGCCAGCCACCACCGCCTACTAATTCCGTATTGTCAACCAATGTATAGCTACTGTCGTCCGCCTCATAGTACAGACCATCGCCCCATATCGCGAATTCCTTAGCTGAAGTAGCCGCATTGCCTCGGCCTCGAAACACAAACGTATTACCAACAGTGCCAGCCGCTGTATAGTCTGATAGATTGTTACCGCGCACCGAAAACCTGAGTGACCAATCATCTTCCAAGCCGGCAAAGGCCGATGATCCTAATTCCAGACTCAGTGTGTACTTTTCATTGCCGGTTGCCTCACCCACATTAGTAGTTAACTCACCAAATCTCGAAGAGGCTGTCACTTTCTCGCTACTGGCATCCGTTATCGTGAATCCGTGACTTGTGGTAGTCAGCGGCTTCAATACGGAGAATGTGTAATCCGTTACACGGTCTGTAGTGCCGTCAGCAAGCAGATCCGTGGTATTGGGTTCTTTGATGGTTTGGCCCCACTGTTCGAGTGCCGGACGTTTGCGCACCATACCATCCATCTCGGATGTAGTGTTGATGGCCTTCCATACGTCCTGCTCCGGTACTGTGGTTTGCTGGCCTGCAGTCACAAGCCCCGGTCTCCACGGCATAACGGAAATAGTTTCCATGATACTGGTGCCGGTTTGCTGAGACTTAAAAGCCATTCTTGGCCCCCGTATCAAAAGCGTCGCCCCAGTCAATGGACGTGTGCGGGTACCCGTAAGCCACACGCATGCTGCGCCTCATATGCTGAGAGGGCCGTATTGCCGCTACAGTTTGTGTGGGGCCGGCATTGGACTGCGATAGATTGTGGTTCCGCAGCATATCGCGCAGAATGGTTTCCGCCTTGGGTGAATCCTTGTAATCTCGTTCAGCCAGATACTGCACCGCCTCCATCAATGTTTCGATATACTGAAATGGGTACATTATCTGATCCTGATCCGAGTCTATTTTCGGATGCACTTTCTGATACTCGTATTCCAGCATCCGTGCGTTCTCTGGGAACGGATCAAAGTGCAGCACCTGCCGCCCATTCTGCAGGCCATACAACGTAAAGATTTCAGGGTCCGCCAGTCGTATGTCGCGTCTGTCGCGCCTCACATCACTGAACTCATCGTTCGTAACCGGCCGCACATTGTAAGGCATGAAGAAGGATTTGAAACTGCCGACCGGGCGACTATAATCCGCCGGCAAAACATATTGGTCCATTGCCACCGTACAGGTCTTTTCATCTGAAGCCGCTACCGAGGCATTGACCCAAGCGCGATGCAGCGTCACTGATGTAGGCGTCGGAACGGCTGTAATACGGTAAACGTAGTCGTCTCCGCTCACCTGAATAGCGCGGCCAATGTAGGTTTTGTCCCACGTTACATTGTCTATTGTCATTGTTTGACTGTTTTGGGCGACAGTAACGTATTCGTCCGTGGTCGCAGATGTTTCCACGGATGCCACCAGCACAATCTGTCCGGTGTCGCGCAGAAGAGGCCAGTTGTTGTACCCCCCTGCCGTCTTCAATACCCGGTTCGTGGTGCGCAGCAGCTTTCGGTGTTCTGGCAAATATTGATTGGTAGGCTTTTCCAGCGTATCAATCTGAGGAATGCCGAGATTGTCGGCCACCTCATTTAAAAAGTCGATTGCCAACAGCATTATGCTATCCTTGACGCCGTAAGTGTTGCCGCAAACGTTTCACCTTCAGCTGCCCCACCCTTTATTGTTATAGCGCGTAGCCCATGCGGCACTGATATAGGGCTTGCACCAAATGCTTCAGCTGTTCCCGCACTTGCAACTATATGGCTGTATGTGCCTTTAGCTGTGGCAGCAAAATCCATTTCATCTTCTGCAAGAGTACTGTCAGGCTGTACCATATACAAATTCAAAGTACCAACCTGTGATTGTGCTGCATCCATAAACGGAGCCAGACGCAGTTTCGTTGATGTACCGGTTAAACTGCTGGCAACTGAAAGAGCCATGTAATATGTTCCAGACGGTAAATCAATCGTAGTATTGAAGGTGGCCGCCGTATTTATGGTACTGATAAATTTTTCTACATAAGTCTCAGCCCGCATCGGATTTGTTTTTCCCATTTAATCAACCATCACTGTTAAAGTTTTTGCCACATCCGTACCGGAATTATTCTTCAACTTCAGGTACGAGTAATTGCCTCCACGAGCCGCCACCACTTTTGCGTCCGGTAGCCAGACATCTTCCTCGGCACCGGCATTAACCGCCACCGCGTTATCAGCCTCCATCAATAAAAACGAACCGGTCTCAATGCCGCTGAATACCTGCTTGGTTATGCCGGCACCAACACTCTCGCGTCTTGAGGTGTACTCGCGCCATCCCTTGTCCTCGGTGTCGCTGCGCAAATAGTGCTTGCGCTCACGATTCATTTTGGTTTCCAACCGCATATTCATTTCCAGCCGCATGACCGGCGTGTAAAACGGCATGACATCCAAAGTCGGAATTGCGCTGGCGTCATCCGGATCTTCGGGATCACCATCAGAAGTACTGTACGCGCCCAAGGCTCCGGGTGCGGCGCCATACCTGCCGGCAGTCTGGTACTTAACCAAACGAAGATCCTTCAGTATGGTTGTCGTCAATCCATTAGGCAGCACCCAGTCATAGGTGCTGGAGGGGTCATTGAATACGGTGGTGTCCTCAACTCCGAATGCAGTTACATCGCCGCCATAAGTATCCGGGGCCACAAGATCGTCATAAACAGGATCCCATGCAAACCCATACCATCCCTCAGCCGTCAAGTCGCCTATAGCCACATTAGGGCCGCCCAGCATCACATTCCAATTGATGTTGCCAGTGTGTGTTATCCCGGCCACATTTGATCCATGCATCAACGGTCCTATTGTACCGGTAGTATCAGTCCAATAAACATTACTATATACGCTGACTTCACCATGCGACCCCAGCACACTGGGTGTGAAATGCACAACCGCAGCCCCGTTATCGGAACCACTATCGTCATAAATCGTGCAATTGTAAAACCGCTGAATACGTGTGGTCTCAGCGACTCCGGGATTTTCCCAACTTAAAATTGAATTAGCTCTGGTATTGCCGCTGTCATTTATAAAAACACAATTATGGCATTCCCGTTGGTAGCCACCTTGCGTCAGTACACTTGTGCCGGCATTCTGAACGTAGCAATGCTCTACAGTACCTTGGTCCGCATTGTTTTGTGCACTCTGATAACTGGCAAGAGTTCGTATTCCACCCGCCATGGCACCTGAAGCAGCCCCCAGCATATCACAATAACGTACCTTATGCGGGCCTTGCGGCGGCGTTGTGTCACGCCATTCTACACCAATATAAGCATTGGCATCAGCTTGCTGAGAGGTAGCATCAAAAATCAAATTCTGCGTTATCGTATACGCGGTTGGATCTCTGAAACGCACAAAATAATGTGCCGCTGCAGCAGTAGGTGCTATCGTGGTTTTAGCTATTACCCCCGCTGTATCGGTTCCCTGAATAATACAACTGGGGTCTGAATAGGATGTACCGGCTGTGATGCCGACATCCGTCCTAGCAGTAGGCCATGCGTGCGTGCCATCGTTGACAATATTCAGTACATCACCTTTGGCGGCAATCAATGCTAACCCGGCTGCTATTGTCTTTTTAGCCAAAGCATACGTAGTGCCATTATTTGTATCGTCAGCCGCTAAAGTACTAACCCAGTAAGTCGCCATTACTTTTTCTTACGCTCCAACCTTTTAAGAATTAGTCGCAATTTCATTCGCTGACATAGCGTTAACTTTGTCCTTGTACATTTGTGTCGCTTCTTCTCTGAGAGTACCACAATCAAAGCCTTCTTCCTTTGCGGCCTTCAGCGCAGACTGGCTGCCGTAATGGTGAACGTATGCGTCCTTTACCCAGACTATATCTTTATCAAGCAGATTGCCGATACCCCACGAAAACCAAGTGTCGCCACCGTAAAAATCAAAGTCCTCGTCAAATCCACCTAATGCCTCCCATATGGCTTTTGGAAAAACAATGCACATAGCCGAGGCCAGCATAATGCTTTCCTCTTTATGCTGAAGTCCACCGGCAAACTCATTGATGACATCCAGATTCATTTCCTGCGAATCCAGCGAAGTCTCGATCTGACTTATGTGTACTTTGTTACTACTGGGCACAACAGCCCCCACATCTTCGCGCCTGATAGAAACCATCAATTTGGTAAGCCAATCCTTGGCGGGTGCCGTGTCGGAGTTCAGCAGGCATATATACTCTGCGTCACTTTTACGTATAAGATCATTCCAACACTTAGACAGCGACACATCTTTGGAATTCTGGTGTGCGACTACTCTGTAAGATGGATAGGTTGTGTTGACCCTCACCGCTTCCAAAGTATTGTCCTCGAATCCCGGTTGGTTGTACTTAACCATTATAACATCCACGTCGGGTGTAGCAGACTTTGAAGTAAGGTCTCTCGGACCCAGCATACCCGGTGCATCTGCCGGCACTTCATATACAATGTTGGTTGTCACATCAAGGTGCCCGCACAGCACTGCACCGTGCGCGTACACCGGATGCCCGCACTTATTCATCAAGTGCGCAAATCGAACATCATGCCCCAGCATATGTGCTACAGGCGAATCCTCGTCAACTATCATTTCATCAGCCCACACTGCTACCTCATTACCGCCATTTTCCTTTTCCAATTGCTCTATCGTATCCTCAACCGCACTCAAACGTGCCAGTAGAAATGCGCCACCACATCCGAATATCGGTTGCGGCACGGCTCCCGGCCCCATCGGCAGATTCCAAAATGCGCCTGCTCCATGCTCCTGATAAATGGTAATCTCAGGCGGATCCACTCGCGTGGGTACGATGCCGGTGACAGCGCCCACGTCAGGATTGAGTTCCAAAAAGTTAATCAGTTTGTATAACGCCAACCCATCATCCGGCAGCATGGTATCATCATCCATGTATAAGATATATTTGGCGCCCATCCTGAGAGCCTTTTTGGTCATTATCTGCCGCGCCTCACTGGATAAGCGACCGGCCTCAACAATGGTGGCCGTCACCATGTTCAGGGGTTTGACGAGATTATTCAACTTCAACATTGACCTTATGGGAACCAGTAATGGCACGCGTGTGCCGTGCAGCAAGAACTTCTGCCCACAGCCACCCACGTCTTCCGGGCATACGATAGAGGTGTTGTCCTGCTTGTCGCCGCATGGAATGGCAATCACGAGTCCCGGTGATTCGGACAATTTAACACTGGGAGTTTGTACTTCCACCAGTATCGGTTCACCATCTAAATTAGCTTGATTCAACATAAGTTTCCTCCAGAGAAAAAGTGGAGGGCCGGTTGGCCGGCCCTCCGGTTACAAGTTAGAAGTGACCTGTGTTCCGCAAGAACATTATATCAGGCGGTACACTTGTGTACCCAACTACTGTCACCGACACATCTTCAGCCGTAGCATTGGCGGGAGCCACTAACCGTATATCCAGAGTATTGGACGGGGTTACAGCTGTAGACACCAATGTTAACGGCCCCAACGTTGTCGTTAAGTTCGTTGCAGCAACAATTTCCGCACCGGCAGCCGCCGTACCAATCGTAATCGGTATCGGAGTGGTGTTATGAGCTGTGCATCGCGCTTCAATAGCCACGATCTCAAAGTTCATACCAGCAGGTGGGGTCCATTGAAAAGCAGCCGTTTCACTGGAACCAATATTGCCTATAGCAACCGGCAGCACAGTCAATGCGCCTGAAACAGGGTTGTCCTTACCTGTACGATTTTTGTGACGGATCACCGGCACAGTTGCACCATACGTAGCCATAAGACACCCCCTTTAAGATCCTTGCGAGCCGACAATGCCGCGCCAATCTGCCGCACCATGCGACAGCCTGTACAACATGGCCGTCTTCATATTACGTGTATCGAAGTCCAGCGTCGAGTCCACAAAGGGTTCCCTGCGCCAGTAAACGATTACGTTATGCTGAGACGGATCACATGTCAGAAACCATGCATTCTTGTCGGTGAAGTACTTCGTAAAAACAGTCTTCAAACCAACCTGATTCAATGCATTTGTGGCATTATCAGCCGTGTCCGACCTGAGCTGGGATTTCAGTATTTCATGAATTATCCATTTCTGGTCGGGATGTGCCAGAATCGTGGTACCTTCCAGATTGATCAGCTCGTTACGCTCGCCACGCATATCGTGGTAGATGTTCAAAGCGTCTTCAATCTTGCCCTGTGAAATATCACCGGTCAGAAGGTTATTAAAAGTTCCGCCACCGCGCAATTCGTGAGCGGCCGCACAAAGCGCCTGCCCATCCGGCGTGAGCGTGGTTCCGAAAGCATTATTGTAAACCGAGAAAATCTCAGTCTCAATGGAGTTTCGGGCCGCACGCGCCAAAGCCGGCGCCGCATTGGTGATGGCACCGTCGATGTCATCTTCCATAGCCTCGAAAGAAATCTGACAACCCTTTGCCCACGTATCCGGGGTAAAGCGTTTGTCGTATCCCTGCAAGAGGCTGTCGTACTCGATCTTTTCGCCTTCAGCCTTTTTGGAAAACGACCCGAAGCCGGTGATGCCGGTCATTTCCTCATACGCCCTGTCCGAGTCCTTTACATTGAAAGCCATCGGATAAGTCAATGAGGGTGCGTCGTAATTCTCATAAAGAATGAAGTCCATGAAAGCCAGTCGCGACTCGAAAAGGTCGGTGAACTGGCCTCTTAACATTGTAGTTCCTGCACTAGCCATGTTCTTTCACCTACAATTCTGTCAGCGGGCCATGAGTTGCCCAGACGTGGTTTTCAGGGTTACATTTTACGATTACGTTCGTATGAGTCGAAGCCCAACTGTTTGACGAATCGCCCGCTTTACGTAATCCGACAAACGGTAAAATCGTTGTCGAACAGTTTGCTGCACCCCCGGAAGAATCATCCAGCTCACAAGACGATTGGTACGTGGTACTGGATCCGGAAGTTGGAGTAAGTAAAACAAAGTTCACTCCAACAAGACCCACAATGCCGGTCACACCATTACTGGCGGAATCGAGCTGTACTTCAAATTCCTGATCGGGATCATCATAAACCAATACTTTATTGGTTGAATCCGTACCCAATCTGGGATGAGCAGCTGCGCCTACAAATGTAAAACGATGAGTCGCTGTTGCGCCGTACCCTATCAACTTACCTGAAACCAAAGCAAGTGGTTCGCCTTGGTAAATGGTGGCTGAAGTTACAGCTGTGTACTCATGCATTTGCGGGGCAGCACCTGATTTCCCCGTAACAGGGACAAGCCCCATTGCATAGTCGGTATTAGCCATTTTATTCCTTTTTGTCCGTTAATTCAGTTCGGTGCTTGCCCTTTCCGGTTCCCGGCACATACGGGTTTTCCGGGGGTCGCTTCAAATCAACCCCTCTGGGATTAGGATCCCGCTTCATGCCTTCTCCGGTCAGTGCAACACCGTTGCC